TGTACAACTTGGGAGACTTCTTACCCAAGAAACCCAGCGACGCAGAGTTGAAGATCATCAAAGAAATGTTTGAAGCCAGTGTTAATGGCGAAGCATATGATGCAGAACGCTGGGGTGCATACTACAAACCCGCAGGGTTCCAAACTTCAACCGCAGATAGTGCTCCCCGTACTGAAAGTGCGCCTGCACCTGCACCCAAACCTGCTCCTGTAGTAGAAGATGTAGAAGAAGAAGCAAGTGAGCCTGTTGCATCGGCTCCAGTTGAGGCCAAACCCTCCAGCCAACGTGCTGAAGATATTTTGGCAATGATTCGTAACCGTCAAAAGTGATCTAGTAGTCGCTTGTGTCAATCGAGTAGGGGAGACGGTCCCCTACTTTTTTATTAAAATTTTCGCTATAAATTCTATATAGAACCTCGTTTAATTAAAAAAAATGTTGAGATCGCACCATTATAGTTTTTTTGATTATAATAAAATATCTGACAACACCAATAGCATTATAATTACTGATCATTTGGGTGGATTTGATGTAAATTACGAAAATGCTTATCTAGAAAAACTCAATACCATTGCTCAAAATAGGAATCGCAAGTTAATTTTACAGACTTCATATATACTTAACGAACATGTAGAAATAAAAAACAAATACAAGTTCTTGGATTTTCGATTTTCAAATACCTTTTTCCCAAAAATTTCTTTTTTAAATTACAAAAATCCTCCTGAGGTAGACTACAAAAATTTTATTTGTAGTTTTAACGGGTCTGAACATATTAGTAGGAAATTATTAACTGCTTGCTTATATAAAATGAAACTGTTTAATCCTAACTACTGTAGTAAAAACTTTACTTATTCATTGGAAATGTTAGATGGACATATTGCCGACTACGTAGGTGTTGACGATAGATATTACAGAAAGTTTTTTATATCTGAAGACAGCTATAGTTTTTTCCAAACACTTTATTCTTTTGGACATGTTAGATTTAATCACGCTAATAATATATATAACTTAGAGAATAAATTAACAGAAAGTTTTGTTCACATTGTAAGCGAAACTATGGCAACTAGTTATTATCCTTTTGTTACTGAAAAATTTTTGTATAGTGTTGTTACTAGGGGACTGTTTTTAGCCTATGCTCAGCCCGGATGGCACGCACATATCGAAAAGTATTTGGGATTTAAATTATACACTAAATTATTTGATTATAGGTTTGATTCTATAAAAAACCCAATAGAAAGATTAGTAAGTCTAATAGAAATGATTTATAAATTTATATTATTAAGTAATGATGAATGGTATGATTTGTATTTAATGGAACAGGAAACTATAGAGTACAACTATGATCATTATTTCAGTGGCCGCTTTTTGCAACAATTAAAACAGCGTGCCGACTGATGACATAATGATGATGTTTGCTGCTTATCCGTTAGGATCGATAACATCGAAACACATTTATTTGATCAGAGTGCAATATTAGACAAAAAAACTTTTAAAATCAAATTAAAAACCTATATTTCTCATTGAATTTGGACAATTTATACGAAGAAGATACTAGCATTTTTTATACAAGATATGCTACAATACATAATATATAAGGAACTAATCATGGCAAAACCATTTGACGTAAGCAAATTTAGAAAAACAATTACCAAAAGCATTGACGGCATCAGTATTGGATTTAGAGATCCTGATACTTGGGTCAGTACAGGAAACTATGCCTTAAACTATTTGATCAGTGGACAATTTGACCGAGGAGTGCCGATTGGCAAAGTCACTGTATTTGCTGGTGAATCGGGTGCAGGCAAAAGTTTTATCTGCAGCGGTAACCTAATCCGTAATGCACAGGAACAAGGCATCTACGTAATTTTAGTAGACACTGAAAATGCCTTAGATGAAAAATGGTTGCATGCACTTAATGTAGATACCAGTGAAGAAAAATTGCTAAAACTAAATTTGGCTATGATTGATGATGTTGCAAAGTTAGTTACTGACTTTGTGAAAGAATATAAAACACTGCCAGAAGACGATAGACCTAAGGTCTTATTTGTGTTAGACAGTTTAGGCATGATGTTGACTCCCACAGACGTCAACCAGTTTGAAGCAGGCGACTTAAAAGGTGACATGGGCCGTAAACCTAAGGCATTGACAGCACTGGTGCGTAACTGCGTAAACATGTTTGGTGATTTGAACATCGGTTTAGTGGCTACTAACCATACTTACGCTAGTCAAGACATGTTTGATCCCGATGATAAAATTTCAGGAGGGCAGGGTTTTATCTATGCAAGTAGTATTGTTGTTGCTATGCGTAAACTTAAACTCAAAGAAGATGATGAAGGAAATAAAGTGTCAGAAGTAAAAGGCATTCGTGCTGCCTGTAAGATTATGAAAACACGTTATGCCAAGCCTTTTGAAAGTGTACAGGTTAAAATCCCTTATGAAACAGGTATGAATCCCTACAGCGGACTTGTTGATCTATTTGAAAGCAAAGGTTTATTGGAAAAAGAAGGCAATCGGCTTAAATATGTCTTAGCAAATGGCACTGAAATCAAACAATTCCGTAAGGCTTGGGAAAAGAACGAAGAGGGATGTTTGGATCAAGTTATGGCGGATGTAGTTAAAAATCCGCATAAAGATCGAGGGCAGGCCATTTCTCTTGAAGAGGAAATTACTAATGACGATTGATGTTGAAGTTTTAACAGAAACTTATTCAACCCTTAAACAATATATTCCACAAAAAGATAGACAAGAAGCCAGCGATACTCTTATGAGTATCCTAGTGGACTATCTCGGCGACACTGAAATTAAAGAGTTCAGTGGCATTGACGCATACACAAAACGCAGTTATGATGAGTATGCAGGTCAATTTGATGACGATGAGGAATACGAAGACTACGAAGAATGAGCAGCAACCGGCACTTTCCGATTCACTCATCAACTGCTTGTAAAAGCAAATGGAATTGGAGCACTTTGTACCTAGCAACCGGCACAACTTCTAGTTGTCATAGAGTAGAAAAAAATCACATACCTATAGATAATTTTAATTCCTTTCATAATCTTCCAAATAAATTAAATGATAGAGAATTAATGCTTAAAGGACAGTGGCCAACTGGGGGGTGTTCTTACTGCAAAAACATTGAAGAAGTAGGTGGTGTAAGTGATAGGCAATATCATCTTCATATCCCAAATGCTATTCCTGATGAACTTCTAATAGATTCTACTTCATTGGTAGTAACTCCAAAAATTGTTGAAGTTTATCTAAACAATATTTGTAATTTGTCTTGTGTGTATTGCCACGAGACTTTTAGTAGTAAAATAGAAACTGAAAATAACAAATTTGGAAAAATACAAATTGTTGAAGAAAATTTAAAATTTAACGGTAACTTACTTAATCGCACAGAACGTAAAACATATTTCGTTTATTTTTGTAAATGGCTGGAACAAAATATACACTCTTTAGAAAGATTACAGATTTTAGGTGGAGAGCCTTTTTATCAAAAAGAATTCAAAGATGTGTTAAAAATTATAAAAGCAAACGGCCACAGGAATCTAACTTTAAATATAGTTAGTAATTTAATGGTGTCTGATTTATATGAACAAATTGCAGAAATCAAAGAAATTATTTTATCTAAGAAATTAAAAAAATTATCTATTATCGCAAGCATCGACGGGTGGGGAAACGAACAAGAATATGCGAGATACGGTTTGCAAATGCAAACTTTTTTAAATAATTTTGAATTTTTGGTTCAGGAAAAATGGATTGAACTTGGAATAAATCAGACCATTACAGCGTTAACCTTAAAGAGTATAAAAGATTTATATAATTATATAAATTTAAAAAAAAATAATAGAAAAATTAATATAAATTTTTCTCTGGTTATGGGTCACGAGTACTTAAATCCCAAAATTTTTGGTAAAAACTTTTGGGTAAACGACATGAAAGAAATTTTGCAACTTATGCCCGAATCCAATGAAACAGAAAAGATTACAAAAAATTACATGGAAGGCATTTTTTCGTACATAAGTAGTTCAGAGCAAAACATTGAACAAATTCAAAATTTAAAATTATATTTAGATGAAATAGATCGGAGAAGAAATCTCGATTGGAGGAAGACTTTTCCATATTTAGATGTTAAAATATAACCATGTGGTACAACCGTGTCGTTCAAGATTTAGGCAACATACCTGAATTCATTAATTTTTATGAAAATGAATTGCAGGAAGCCAAGTACGACTGTGGAGTCAAAGGACACTTAGAACGTAACATTGCCAACTTGCCTGGTATTACCGAACACAGATTTAATCAACTGCAGGAAATAGAAGCAGTGTTAAACTTTCTTAACATACAACTGCGTAAGATTCGTAAAAAACATTTTCAAAAGTATTTAGAAAACTATGCAAGAGCCTTAAGCAGTCGAGACGCTGAAAAATATGTAGACGGCGAGGACGAAGTTGTTGACTTTGAAACTATTATCAACGAAGTAGCACTAATCAGAAACAAATGGCTTGGCCTAATGAAAGGCCTTGAAAGCAAAAACTTTATGTTAGGACACGTTAGTAGGCTAAGAACAGCCGGTATGGAGGACATTACACTATGATAAGTAATGATACTGTGCAAGATAAAATAGTTTTAGTTACCGGAGGCTTTGACCCTTTACATTCCGGACACGTAGAATACTTTAAGGCTGCTCGTGCCCTGGGCAGTCGTTTGGTTGTAGGTGTAAACACTGACCAATGGCTAATCCGTAAAAAAGGTCAGCCATTTATGCGTCAAGAAGAGCGTATCTTAATCATCGACGCATTAGAGTGTGTGGATGAAGTTTTAGTTTATGACGATGATGATGACAGCAGCATAGATGCTATCCGTAAAACACTAAAACGATACCCATCACAGGACATTGTATTTGCTAACGGCGGTGACCGTACAAAAAACAACATACCCGAAATGGCTGTTGTGGATCCTAGAGTAATATTTGAATTCGGCGTAGGCGGCACTGAAAAAATGAATTCCAGCAGTTGGATTTTAATGGATTGGAAAATGCCCAAAGTGGAGCGTGATTGGGGTTACTATAGAACTATTCATCAACCAAATAAACAAGTCAAAGTCAAAGAACTTACTGTTATGCCTGGCCAGCGTTTAAGTATGCAACGGCATCGGGACAGAGCCGAACATTGGTTTGTGGCAGAAGGCACAGCAACAGTATACTCACTGAATCGCAGTACGGACCAAGAACTATTAGGTGAGTTTCACGAACATCAAGCATTACACATCAGTCGCACTCAGTGGCACCAATTATGTAACGAAGGTGAAGTTCCATTAAGGGTAGTTGAAATACAGTATGGCGAACGCTGTGTGGAAGAAGACATAGAGCGCAAACAAAAGGGGCAGTAATTGCCCCTTTTTGTTATGTCATTACAACTGCAATAAACGCCATTAAGAATATGTTAAATGCACCAAACAAGGGCAGTATGATGTGCAAGGGTGCTTTAATAGGCAGTTCTGCTGCGTCGTCTTGATCTTGCTCAGTCACGGATGCACCTCAAAATCCTGCCATTTCAGTAACAGCCATAGACCAATCATAGATAGTAACTTCTTTTGATCTGTTCTACACGGCTAGCAGCCAATTTTTCGCACCACGTAAAGAACCAAGATTTAAATGCGGCCATGTTGTGTACCTCCATAGTTACGCATGTCAAACTCGCGCATTAGTCGCTCAATATCTGCTACAGTGCGTGGAGCACGACTAGAAATATAATAGTCCATTTGACTTTGATAAGTCGCAGTTTTCACTCCAAGCTTTTGTAAAGCCTGCTTAATTTTTTTCAACATTTTGTGTTTTCCTATTTGATAATGTTAGTAGAAACTATATTAGTGTTTCTACTGAGTATTTATGTCAGTGTTTCTACTAATATATGATATGATAATCGTATTCAGCGTAGTCTGGTAAATATATTGTTACTATACCAAGAAATATGAGATACCAAGAGTTCCTTACAGAAGCAGTTCAAAAAAATCAAGTTATTACCGCCTTAAAAAATGCAGGATATGAAGATATCAAAGTAGATGGCAATGTAATTTTGGCTTTGGTTCAGATACCAGCCAAGCAGAAAAAAGATGCATTTAGGGCAGCAATCCTTAATGATATTTTAAACAAAATGCAATCTGTATTTCCTGAATCAAATCCGCGACATTTCCAAGCACGAAAATTTGGTAGTTTGGGAGGAATTGTGTTTGATGACAGTGCAGTGGGCATTGCCGTCAAAGATCTCGGACAGCAAGGCGAAAAAAGTGCAGGTATAGCCAACGAAGTAGAATTAGCCAGTTTAATCAAAAGTGTAATTGAAAAATATGGCAGTGCCAATGTTACATTTGTTGACCCAAGAGGGAACGAACTTACCATAAACGATGCTACTCAAGTTGACCTTGTAGGTAGAGATGTCAAAGGTAGAAAAAAATCTGATGTTACATTGGTTAGCAAAACTCAGCGACTACCTATTAGTATCAAGAAATTAAATGCAGATGCTTGGGAAAGTGCAGACAGTTTATTCGGACCCAAAGCCAAAGAAATTTTACTAAATCTTCAAGACCAAGGTGTTATTGAACTTAAAAAGTTTAAAGATGACAGTGGAAGAGTGTTCTACCAATTGAGTAAAGAAATTGTTGTAGAGCCCACTGAAGAGGAAAGCATGAAAGCCATATTTGGCAGTGATATCAATCCTGAAGGTGGTGTGGTAATTCAGACTTTCAAACCTGAACACTTTAGACAAGATGGCAATAATGTATTTGTAGAGTGCCATGCTATTATTCGAGAAAAAGCAGACATTCCAGAAAGCCATATGATGGTTTGGTTAATTAGGAATGCCAAAGAGCGCAATAATCCTCTACCAGGACTGCGTACACTGGGTGTAACACTGAAACGTGGTATTGGCGCCAAGGGCGACAAACCTGTGATTTTGGTTGACCGATCTGGTCGTGTAATAAGGAAATAAAAAAATGTGGAGATCAGTTAGAACGCACCCTACAGGTCTAAAATTAACAGAAGATGAAATTGATAGAATAAGGAACACTTATAACGAACTTATTGCTAACGGTACAATTGCCGAGCCCCCACAAGAGATGGAGGAAACCGGATACTTTGATGAGCCTGGTTATGTTGCAATAAGGTATTTTAACACCGAAGAAGAGCATACAATTTGGCGTAATGCTTCATCAACTGCAAATATCGGTATAGAATGGCCAACTGATATCATTCATACATTTGAAGAAGTATCTGAATAAGACTACTCATTTCTTAGTTTACCGATCTGGTCGTGTTATCCGCAAATAACTGTTGACAAAAAATTCCCGTTACTATATAATAACTCTATTGCGCCTGTAGCTCAATGGTTAGAGCAGTAGACTCATAATCTATTGGTTGGGGATTCGAGTTCCTCCGGGCGCACCAGGTTAGTATGCCCGGATGGTGAAATAGGTAGACACAACAGACTTAAAATCTGTCGCCCCAAACAGGCGTGCCGGTTCGAGTCCGGCTCCGGGCACCACGAGATTATTATGAGTTTAGGTTCATTATACCTTTTGATTCAGTTCTTTAATAAACAAGAAATTTGTTTTTGGGACATTCACCAAGATTGATTTTGGATAAGTACAGTACTTCAAGGAGAACTGTATGGCAGCAAAATCGAAATTAGGTGAAAAACCCCAAGTCAAATTAAAAATTGAAAAGCGTACCAGTCAGGGCGGCAAAGTCAAACGCTCGAGCATGAACAAAGGTCAGAAGCGTGGTTTTAAAGCATACCGTGGACAGGGACGCTAAGTAAAAAGTTCCCTGGTAGCTCAGTCGGTAGTAGCAACGGACTGTTAATCCGTGTGTCGTTGGTTCGATCCCAACCCAGGGAGCCATTTTTGTTGACTTATAATAGAAACGCATATATAATAATACTTTAGCCGGTTTAGCTCATTTGGTAGAGCAACGCACTTGTAATGCGTAGGTGGTCAGTTCGAATCCGACAACCGGCACCATATTAAAGCATATCTAGTCGTATGTTGAGCCTAATAGGTCTACAACGGCATACGATGAACTTGCTATGTTGTAGTGGCATGGTGTGCTTTAATATGGTAAATGCCCCTTTGGCGTAATTGATAGACGCACTGGATTTAGGTTCCAGCGCCGCGAGGCGTGAGAGTTCGATTCCGGCAGACGGCACCAAAATTTTTTTACCGATTAAATAAATATTTTAATATTTTTATCAAAGGTAAAATTTTGTCATTTCGAGTACATAAAAACGTTGTAACAGATGAGTTTGTTCAAGATACACTGTTATTATTTGATAAAAACATAGGCGCAAGGCATCCACTTCCTGAGGAAATACAATCTCCTTATTTCGGACTTGTTGATTTATCTGTTTTACCCAATAAGTATAAAGAACAACTTTTTTCAATTCTAGACAAGATTTTAGATGAACCGTATGAACTTGAAAAAATTTACTTGTACGATAAAGAAAAGCACAATTTCTCATTGCATGTTGATACAGGAGAGGATGAAATTCCTCAAAGACTTTATAAAAATGTCTTAATTCCTATAAAAGGAATCGGAGCTTCTACTGTTATTTTTGAAAACAAATGGTATCATAAAAGAGCACTTTTTAAAAAAAATAGTGCGAAAAATGAGAAAATTACTGTATCTCTAAACAAAATTTCAGGAGAAAATATTATAGATGATGTTAGAAAATTAACACCATTACCGCCACATTGTCAACAGCCCTACTGGAAATATGGTTTGACAAAGGAACAAGTTTATGAACTTTTGGCATTCGCCGACATACAAGAGCAAAGATGGATCGTAGGAGATTACTCAGAAATAGAAGGTTATGATCCTCGCTTAGAAATTAATAATGAAATTTATGAAAAATACCTTAGTTCAATGACAAAAGATGATTTTAATGGTCTTACCGTCGATTCCATTTATGATTGGAATATAGGTGATGTGGCAACTTGGGATAGAAATCAATTGCACTGTGGTGCTGGCGATAATGTCAATAAGAAAAGTCTTATAATTTTTACAAAAAAATTAAGTTGACTCGATATTAAAAATTAAATACCTAGTATAAAGTGCCCCTTTGGCGTAATTGGTAGCCGCGCTGGATTTAGGTTCCAGTACCGAGAGGTGTGAGGGTTCGAGTCCCTTGGGGGGCACCATAAAGAGTGTGCAGGATTCGTATAGTGGTAATACCTCAGCCTTCCAAGCTGATGCGAGGAGTTCGATTCTCCTATCCTGCTCCAAGTCGGGGTGTAGCGCAGCCTGGTAGCGCAACTGGTTTGGGACCAGTGGGTCGGAGGTTCGAATCCTTTCACCCCGACCATTATAAATATTGGATCGTTAGCTCAGATGGTAGAGCGTCGCGTTTACACCGCGAATGTCGGCAGTTCGATCCTGTCACGATCCACCAAATTGGGGGTATAGCTCAGTTGGGAGAGCGCTTGATTTGCATTCAAGAGGTCATCGGTTCGATCCCGGTTACCTCCACCAATTAAAGGAACAGATATGAAAAGTCTAATTGCTATTCTAAGTTTAACACTAAGTGGTACAGCACTAGCCGATCAGGCACTAGCACAGAAAAATATGTGTTTGGCCTGCCACGCTGTTGACACCAAGTTGGTAGGACCCTCTTACAAGGATGTTGCCGCAAAATATCGAGACCAAAAAGACAGTGTTTCATATCTTGTCAACAAAATCAAAAACGGCGGCTCGGGTGTTTGGGGTGTGATTCCCATGCCGGCACAGCCACAGCTCAGTGACAAAGACGCTGAAACTTTAGCTAAGTGGATTTTGCAAAAGTAATACTTAAGTGTTACATTGACAATAATTCCGATTTCACATACAATACATTTAAGTTGACGCACATTAGAGATAAGACGGTACTGGTTCGAAACGGGACTCCTCGTCTAATGTGCTTCTTGCACGGTTCGTCTATCGGTTAGGACACTGGCCTTTCACGCCGGTAAGAGGGGTTCGATTCCCCTACCGTGTACCAAACATAGTACGGTGGCAGAGTGGCCCAATGCACGGGACTGCAAATCCCGAAAATCGTCGGTTCAAATCCGACCCGTACTTCCAGAACGTTCCGTGTAGCAACGGATACTCCGACCCGGAGGATGAGAAGTGGTGTAGCAACCACGGGTGGTTCCAGTCCAACCAAACTGGCGCTGGCAATGCGATAACGGTTCCCGTCGGGGAGCGGGTGGAAGGTATCGTTGAAGCGATGCATCGTGGAGATACTATAATTACCGCCGGGGAACGCAGAGCACTTTGGACAGGTGGGTGAGTGGTTAAAACCAGCAGACTGTAAATCTGCCGCCCCTGGCTACGTTAGTTCGAATCTAACCCTGTCCACCATATTTGGTCTGTTAGTTAAACGGTTATAATAATGGCCTGTCACGCCGTAGTCAGGGGTTCGACTCCCCTACAGACCGCCAAATAATTTTACACAAATTTACTAAGTCGATAATTACAGTATAGGAAGGTTGGCAGAGTGGTAATGCACCGGATTGCTAATCCGCCGTCCAGAAATGGGCGCACAGGTTCGAGTCCTGTACCTTCCGCCATATGCGGGTATGGTGCTAACGGTTAACACACGACCTTGCCAAGGTTGAGTTGAGGGTTCGATTCCCTCTACCCGCTCCACTAAATACAGAATATTATAAAGGAGAACCACCAAATGGGGGCGTCGCGGTTGCAATTATCATGATAGTTCTTTATAATATTGTAAAGAAATAAGGAGACACACTATGAAGCAAGCAGTATATCGCAATGCTGTAAATCAGCGTGACGAATGGATCTGTGACGATCCTAAAAAAACCAAGTACATAGACGGTGTCCAATATCTTATGGTTCGTAAGCCCAATAGTCAACGTGAAGTCCTTGTAAGAAAGGACAGTTTAATCCGTGTTCAACGCAATGAAAAATAGTAAACTTCTTAAAAGTTTGTTTTTTATTGGTTGGGGCGGATTTTTTCTTTTTAATTCTTTAGATTACAAAATAGGCACAATTTTAAACCCTGGTGCTGGTTGGTTTCCTTTTTATCTATCTATTATTTTATTGTTTATAGGTGTTATTTCGTTAAAGTCCAATATAAAGAATGATTGATAATTTATTATTAGGCGTCCAAACAGCATTTTCTATACAAAATATAATCTACTGTTTTCTTGGTACTCTTATTGGAACTCTGGTAGGGATTCTTCCAGGCCTTGGCCCAGCCGCAGGCCTGAGCTTACTATTACCTTTTGTCCTCTCTATCAATGATCCTACATCTTCTATAATTTTATTGGCAGGTGTTTATTATGGTACAACATATGGTGGATCTGCAACTAGTATTTTATTAAAATTACCAGGTGAAGCATCCAGTGTTGTTACTTGTTTAGATGGAAATGAACTTGCAAAGAAAGGTATGGCTGGTCCTGCTTTATCTATTGCAGCCTTGGGCAGTTTTTTTGCAGGAACAATTGCAACTATTCTAATTGCTGCGGTAGCGGTTCCTCTTGCTGAGATAAGTTTAGATTTTGGGCCATGGGAATACACCATGCTTTTGTTGTTGGCCTTGACGTGTTCAGTGATTTTATCTTATGGCAAAATAGTTGAAAACATTGCTATTGCCATTTTGGGTATGCTTATAGGTTTAATTGGCATAGATATTAATACTGGTATTGAAAGATTTACCTTTAACAGTGTATACCTAATTGACGGGTTTACTTTTGCTTCTGTTGCAATGGGTTTGTTTGGAATTGCCGAAATAATTGATCACGTTTTACAAAAAGAAAAACCTAATCAAATTCCAAAAATAAAAAATTTGTACCCTACCTATAAACAAATAAAAACTTCAGCAGGATCTATATTCAGAGGTACAACTATAGGGTCCTTGTTAGGGTCATTACCTGGGGTAGGTTCAATTTTGCCTTCATTTTTAGCATACTTTGTAGAAAAGAAATTTACTGTAAATATCGGCCAAGGGAAATTACAAGGTGTTGCTTCTCCTGAGTCAGCAAATAATGCAGCAGCCCAAACAAGTTTTATTCCTATGTTAAGTTTAGGCTTACCAAGCACTCCTATTATGGCTATTATGATAAGTGCATTAATGATAAATGACATTGAGCCCGGACCGCAGGTTATAGAATCTAACCCTGATCTGTTTTGGGGTCTAATTGTTAGTATGTGGTTAGGCAATCTTTTTTTATTAATTTTAAATTTACCATTGATTAGAATTTGGGTTAAAATATTGTATGTGCCTAAATTTATATTGTATCCTCTTATTGTTATGGTATGTACTATAGGTTCATATTATCTTAAAGAATCACTCTTTGATGTTTTGATAATGTTTGTATTTGGATTACTTGGATTATTTTTAAAAAAACAAAATATAGATCCTATACCTTTAATTATGGGATTCGTGATTGGAGTATTGCTTGAAGAATATCTGAGAAAAGCACTAATTTTGGGGGACGGTGATTGGTTACTATTTGTAAATAGGCCTATATGTTTTTTCATTTTACTGCTAACTTGTATGATTTTTGGACTCAAATATTTTTTAAACAAAACAGAAAAATAAATAATTTTGCAACGCCGGAATAACTCTGACGTCGGTATCAAATTGACGCTTGACATAAAGATGTCTTTACTGTAGAATATACTACAGAACGCCCTCCGTAGTAATAGTAACTATTACCAGCATTATTAATTAGGATTAAAAATGAAAAAACTTTTATTGTCATTATTCATGGCTATTTCTTTGCCAGCATTAGCCTGGGTGCCTACTAAAACAGTAGAAATTATTGTATCTTATCCTCCTGGAGGTGTAGTAGATAGGGTAGCAAGAACACTAGCCACTGATATGGAAAAACAGGGTATAGAAGTAAGGGTTAAAAATATTGTTGGTGCAGGCGGGGTAATCGGATTCAGATCTGCACATAGTGCCAGTCCAGATGGTCACACTTTATTATTGACTCCTACCAGTTTATTGTTTAGCAAGTTACTCAATGCACCGGGCACAGACTATGATATTGTTTCTGGATTTACACATTTAAATGCTCTTGGTACAGTGAGTAATGGCATCTGGAGTAATCCAGATAGAGTAAAAACCGATCTTGCAGGTATTATCTCGGACGAAAACACAGGAAAGAAAAAATACAAGTGGGGAGTTACTAATCCAGGAGCAAAATTTACAGTACTGGTCATGAATACCAAACTAAAAAATCCAGTACAAATTGTAGAATATAAAGGCGGGCCACCTGCAATAAAAGATTTGCTCGGCGGCCACTTAGATATTGTGGTTGATAGTGGTCTTAGTGTATTAAGACAGTTCACAGAAAAAGGACAAGCAGTATATCAGGGTTCTACTTCTGCAAAAGATGTTGATAAGAAAGCCATTGCCAACGTTTTACCAGAAGTAGTAACTTTTAGTTTTTATGGAGTCAGTTTACCTGCTAACGTTGACAACAACATTGTTCAGTACTATAATACGTTGTTGACAAAAATGCTAGAAGATCCTGTTTTTATCGACAAAATTAAAGGACTTAACTTAACACCAGTTAAGAGTTCAGTGAACGTAGGTGATATTATTAAAAAACAACTCCAAGTTTATGGTCCAATTGCAAAAAAACTTCAAAAGTAAATTTGGCTATTATCAAGTAGGTGATAATTTTTTTACACATAAAGTACAGGCTGTTTTACATGCTTCGGAAATGAAACAGCCTGTCTTTTGGAATTATCATAACGAAATTTGGGCAAGCGTAAATTGGCAAGATAAATTTTTTACCTCGTTGGAAGAAATTTATAAAAAAAGAGCACAACAACTTAGAGAAAGATATGATTATCTTGTTCTTAGTTTCAGTGGCGGAAGCGATTCTTATACTGTATTGTCTAGTTTTTTAAAAAATAATATCCACTTAGACGAAATTTTTATTCGTTGGCCTTGGAAAGCATCGGACGGCAAATATAAAATTAACAACACTAATAAACATGGTTCGAATATTTTAAGTGAATGGGAATTAACCATCCTCCCTATAATCAAAGAAGTTGAAAAAAACTATCCAAAAACTAAAATTTCTCTAGTAGACTGGAGTGACAATATTCTGCATGACGAATTCAATGACGTTTCATGGACAGAAGCAATACCTGGAGATTATTTTAATATAGGATCTATTAGCAAATGGAGTGCTATTAGTCAGGGAGAATCGGACGCGATTAAAAAAGGAATAAAAACCGCAGTTATTACAGGTATAGATAAACCACAATTGTGGTCAGACAATGGAAAGATTTATGTTTATTTTCTAGACAAACTGGTAAACATGCATCAGCGTGAAATAGATGGAAGAAATGTTGAACATTTTTACTGGACTCCCGACATGCCGGAAATCGTTGTTAGACAAGCAAGTGAAATCTTTTTAAACTTACAGTTACAACCACAAATTGCTGATTTAATAGATAAAAATAGACCTTACAATCCAAATAAAAAATCAATTTGGAACAATTGGACAAGAAAAATTATCTATAAAGAATATACACAGATGAATATGTTTCAAGCCAATAAATCGAATACAAATGTGTTGGATGATGGCGATAGTTGGATGTCGGTTTTCAGTAACTACACTTATTACCAATCTTGGGAGTCTGGATTAAAAAATTTATTTTCCAATATAGATAATAAGTTCATTGAACGTAAAGGAAATGAAATTACAGGATTGACTGGATTTATTACTCCTTTGTATTTTTTAGGCGACCTAAATAAAAAGTTTTAAATAACATGCTATGAGAATAATCGAAGAAATAAAGTTGGATTTCAAAGATGTACTCTTTGTTCCAAAACGCAGTACACTGACTAGTAGACGCGAAGTCGATTTAGTTAGGAATTTCGATTTTAAACACAGCAAATACAAATACAAAGGCATACCCATCATGGCATCAAACATGGATGGAGTTGGCACATTTGAAATGGCTCGAGCCTTGACTGAACACCAACTGTTTACCTGTGTAGTTAAAAGTAAAGGCTACGCCGATTGGGTTGAAAACTGGCCAGTATTAACGCAGGATACTGTAGCAGTAAGCACAGGCATCACAGAAGCAGACAGTAAGAGACTAGATGTAATCTTACAACATTGTCCCGCCATACAGTTTATCTGCATTGATGTTGCCAATGGTTATCATGAACATTTCGGTGACTTTGTAGAGCAGGTCAGACTGAAATATCCCACAAAAACTATCATTGCTGGTAACGTAGTTACGGCAGACATGACGCAAGAACTTATCATGAGAGGAGCAGACATTGTCAAAGTTGGAATCGGCCCAGGATCGGTATGCACGACTAGGTTTCAAACTGGGGTTGGCTACCCGCAACTTAGTGCGATTATTGAGTGCAGTGATGCGGCTCATGGGCTCAATGCCCATATTATTGCTGATGGCG